GCTGGTACAAAACCACCCACTGTCATTACAACAGACCCGAAGGTGCTAAAGGATTTAATAGCTTGTGGCGTTGGATCAGTCCAATCTCACATAGTCCGTCAATACGTCCCATGTTCCAGGAGGTCGAACTGCTTTTTGCGTTATTTTGAACGCGCGGATATTATCTATCAGGATAGATATCGACGACCCGTCACCCGGAGGTAACGAATCCTCTGACGGGACTGCCAAATCCTCGTCAATAACCGCCTTCCACTTCTTTTCAAGGTAAGAACGTACGTAACAGGCTGGAATTAGTTCCTGTCCCAACGTGCGTTTATACTTCAGAACAGACCGGTAAGATTGCGAGTTCGGTAAAGCGCGAGTACTAAAGCGCGGTTTGTGCTGCTTTGCAACAGCCCACGCTATTCCTCGCTCCCTAACCCTATCAATCTCATCGGTCATTGCAACATTCTCATCATCGCTACTTAAGTCATATCCTTCAGGCCTCTCGGCCATACTAATTACTCCTTGTTCGCACGTCCGTGAATGCTCAGGCAAGCTGGTGATGGCCTTTCTAATTTTCCTGTCCTTGCGACAGACCATCTGCAGAGCTGGTGGCATAAGGTCGAGCTTCTTATCTGACTGTTTAGCCAGAATGTGAGCGTTCGCCCTAACCACCTTCCTAAAGGTAACAGTGTCGGTCGTAGCATCGGATGCAAATCCGAGTACGTCCTCCACCCCAGCGTTCATCCATATAGCGGCAGCGTTGAACTTACGTTCTTTTTTTCCGTTCCGGAAGTAGGTCGAATTGATTTCTCCGTCGCTTTCAGAGACCATGGTCTTCTCTTGGTTCACGACGAGGCCAACCTTCCCTCCTTCTTCGGCAATCAACCCTCGAAGATTCGTATCCTTTCTTGGCTCGCGAGTGAGCAGGTCGTCACCGTTGATCAAACAACGGTGCCCGCTCCACTCGGGAAACGAAATCTTCTTCCCTATAAGAAGCCGATCCATTGCGAGATCAACCACGGTCTTGTTGATCAAGCAAAGGAGAGGAAATGACATGACTGAACCCATGGGCTGCCCAGTTTGGGCAGGAACAGGGTGTAGCACGTCCCCTCGGTATATCATCAGATTCCCTAGCACGTCTAATGCGCGGTCCTCCTCATCTGATAAACACGTCGCCTTCTTCTTCAGCACACTGATTGCAGCACGGACATAGGACAATTTTATGTTGTCCGTCGCTGACTGATAATCGAATGAAAGAAAATCAGCACCATTCAGTGACTGAACGTGCCGATCGGTAGGGTCACCGACCAACAACCATCCCTTCTTCCGCAAGCTATCATAAAGACTATAATGAAGAGGACCGAGAATCTTGGTGTTCTCGGCGGAGTAGAGTGTCACCACTCTCGGTTTACCTGACGAAAAGACAAGCTCCTTTCGACAGTCTGCTCCGAACTCCTCAACATTCCAATTGCCGCCCTGCTTACGGGTGTAGTCTAATGTAGCATTACCGTTCGGGATAAACGGCCTACGACGATCGTCCCAGCCCTGGTCAACGTTCCGCTCAAAGGCCTTCAGAAAAGCTCTTACATGATCGTCGTCGACCTCGACAGGCCGGACCCTCGCAGATGACCATTCCTCAAGCTTCTTTTCAAAGCGAGGAAGGCATGACTTGCAGCAATTGTCTTCAACCTTTGCTACAGTCTTAAAACTAAGTTCTTGCACTGGAGTAACGTGCTCGAAACATCTGCGAACGGCGGCGCGAAGCTCGCCGCACTCGATCTCCTTAGGGGGATCTGCGATCTTGGAAATGCCCATCCCAGCAAACCATGAAACCACAGTTTTCGCCTTCCCTCCCAGGCGACGACGTCTAGTACACCCGTCTTCATCGATATCTTGCAATACCGAAAAAGGATTGTCGGATGAACATGAAGGCTCACTAGACGCCAATACGTTCTTTAAGAGTTGTGGGAACTCTCTCAAAACCACATTTTCGCCTGCTAGGTCGCAGACAATGCTAGTACCCTCTAATCGCGGGGTACAATCGCACGGCAGGTCTGACCTGGCCCTACCTCCCCTCACCGACGCACCGGGACCTGACGAATCCGAAACGCAGGATTCACATGGCTGTCGACCATTAATCAGGTACTGACGGTTAACGGACTGCGGAAAAGCATCCCAAAGGGATGTCTGACATCCCGCCGGGAAGGGGCCTTCGGGTAACACCGCAGCAGTTACCTGGCCGTTGTAGGCTAATTCTTCTTTTATACACGTGATTGTAGCCATATTGTAATAAGTTCGTGTTCGGGCTTTTATGTTCGCCCTAAAAACAGATTGATGTGATTTTCTTCACTCCCTTTATTTTCTGCAGACGGGAAGTCTGTCTTTTCACCAGATACAAAGCTGCTGGTCAGCATAATATGGACTTCAGAGGAATCCAAATGCCTCGACTGTCGTGTGCGAATTAACATACCGGTTGACTTTCGGTACCGCGGAATAAGCCGCCCCAACATAGACAG